CGCTTCCATGGGAAATATCCGCACCTGACTAGTAATTACGTTTACGATCAAATGCAAATGGCAGGGGTTCCGCTGAGCCAGCAAAGGCTTTGCCAGCCCTATGGAGACGACCAGCGCAAAGGGCTATGGCTTTACCATATCCTTGAGCCTGAAACGTGGTTTAAGTTGATTGCTCGCGTTAATGGGGCAAACTCTGGCGCGCTGTATGTGCAGGAAACTGGAAACATCATGGGGTATAACAAGATTTACAAACCGCCCGGCCATACGTGGAAGTCATTTTTCCACCTGATACTTGGAACGCTTCCGACCAAGACGCAAGCGCACTACCTGCCAAGATTCAAGACTTTCATCAAAGGCTGGCGGGGTCGTGGCTATTCGTCTATTCCAGACGAAGCCCCAAAAATTCTGGAAGATGCACAGTGGGCTCCAAGTTATCGCCGGATGTGCAAAGTTTTATTGCGTAATGATTGGTGGTGCAAAGGGCTTGGACTGACTCAACCAAAGTCTGAGGCGTACAAAAAATACATGGAATTAAAGTCTGAAAAGGCAAAGCTATTAAAACAAGCTTAGGCCATTGAACTTCGTCGGAACTAGGCGTATTGTTTAACTAGATACCGGCTAGCTGGCCTTATAACCCAGTGACAGCGTTACCCTTGGCGCGCGCCGGTTATCTTTACCAAGGGAATCACAAGGAGATGTTATATGCATCAAGAATCTATCCAGTTTACCACTCTAGCCAGACGCACCGACCCCGGCACATCTATTGCAGCAGGCCGCAACGCTGACAAATTCGCAGCATCACAAGCAGGCCGTATCCATGCCGTGCTGAAACTTCACGGCGACTTATCGCCTAAGCAGATTAGCGACTATACCGGCCTGACAGTCGTCCAGATCGACCGCAGACGCCACGAAATGAAGCGTGACGGCCTGATTACCGTACTCGATGAAATTCGGCACGGATGCCAAGTTTGGAGGGCAGCGTAATGGCACACCTATTCAAGATTGGAGATCGGGTTCGGGGCAGGTGGCTAACTGGGCCTGATGCGGAGGTCGTAATTCACTCGTTTCAAATAACTCCGAGAGGCACGATAGTTAAGGGCGAAATTATGCTGATTGATGGCGACTGTATCGTCATGCAACGTAACGGCAGACTGGCGGTGTCGCATACCGACTACCTCGAACCCATCCAACGCAGCGGCAACCAAATCTCCGAAATCCTAGCGATGAAAGACTTGCCGAATCGTGACTGCAAGATCGCGATAGCGGGGGAGTTTGCATGAAACGCAAATGGCTAACGTCTGATGAAATGCGTCATGCAACACACAAGCCCGGCGAGTGCTGGGAGAACATCGCAAAGTTTGGAAATACGCCGCGCTGGGTCGTTACAACATGGGCAGCAGTTCGAGCCAAGGCAGACGCAGAAGACACACCCCCGAAGTACCCCCGAAGTACCCCCGAAGTTACCAATGGATCTGCCCCATGACCCTCCTATCCCTCATACGTGACTGGCTGCTTGCTTTCCGAATCGGCTTTGAACAGTCGCTATGTGACTTCGCATTGATTGTTTTCGGCGTGGATAGTCTCGCCTTCCAAAGCTCAGCTAAGCGCGTTGATCGCCTACTAGCCCGCATGAGTGGGAGGGGAGAGTGAGTAGATCGCGAAACATCAAGCCTGCATTTTTCAAGAATGAGGATTTGGTCGAACTCGCTTTCGATGTTCGATTGCTCTTTATTGGGCTTTGGACTCTCGCTGACCGTGAGGGCCGTCTCGAAGATCGCCCTGTAAAAATTAAGATGGAGTTGTTCCCTGCTGACTCAGTGGACATTGATTCCGGCCTCGGGGCCCTGCATTCAAAGGGCTTTATTAAACGCTATCAGGTTGAAGGTAAGCGGTATTTGCAGATAAACGCCTTCGCAAAACACCAGAACCCGCACCCAAAAGAAGCAGCCAGTGTCATACCTGATTCAAGCCTTGCAACGGTAGTTCCGGAAGAAGTCACGGAAATTACACGGCAAGCAACGGAAATTCCAGAGCCAGCCGGGCTGATTCCCTCTTCTCTGATTCCCTCTTCCTTACCACCTATAAAAGCTATTGATCGGCTTGCCGATCGTTTTCCTGAATTTTGGGAATGCCAGATTCGCAAGGTGGAGCGGAAGCAGTGCGAAGCAATCTGGAAAAAGCGAAGTCTCAACCTGCAAGCCGATGTGATTATCCCGAAAGCCAAGGCTTACAACGCCAGCATCGAAGACGTGAAGTTCTGCAAGCACCCGGCCACTTGGCTAAACGGCGAATGTTGGAACGATGAAATTTTGCCGAGACAAAACGCACCGCCGCCCAAGCCCTCAAAGCTGGCGCAAGGACTCGAAGCTCTGGAAAGGATGAAACATGGACTGGTTCAAAATCGAAATACTAACGGGATTGCAGAAGCTGGCTTTGCTCGGCTTGGCGTGGACTCCGCCGATGGAGACGATAGCGGGTACGGGAGCGGCGTGGTTTGAGGCGCTTGAGCATGGCCGTGCGTGGAATGAGGAGCGCGATGTTCCAAGAATCCGCGAAGCCTTCACGAAACTCATGGGCACCTCAACGCAGTGGCCGAGTCCGGCAAAGCTGATCGAGTCACTCCCTGCAATTGTCGAAAAGCCCGCACTTCCCGCCAAAACATTCACAGACACAGAACGCATGGCGAACCTGGACAAGCTGGCCGGAATGTTGAAGGGGATAGCGCAATGACTTTCAGAATTTCTCTGCCCGAAAAAAATAACTGCATTTCTGCTGCCGAGCTTGGTATGCGCATTGCGGTATGGGCTGGAAGCAAGCTGCCAATGCCTGAGGAAATAGCAGCGCATTTCCCAATGTCTCGCGCTACGGCTTACCGATATCACGACTATCTGCGAGCGGCAAAGGGCTTGCCGCCTTTGGATGGCAGGTACGGACAAAAGATCTGGAATGTCGGTTAGCGAACAAAGCCTCGCCTTCTGCCTATTGCACTTACGCAAGGGCGTGGAGCTGGAACCACTAGCGGCAATCGTCAAAGAAAAGTTTGAGGGCCATGAACAGGAAGTCGCACTAGCTTGGTTACGAATGCAGCACCGAATAAGCAAAACCGCAAAACCAAAGAAACCCTAACCACCGCACACAGAGGTAAGTATGAGTTTAGATATTTCGTTAAATAAGTTGAAAGTGACAGAGATATTTTCTGCAAACTTCACGCACAACGTGACGCCGATGTGGAGAGAGGCGGGTATTTATGACGCCCTTTATAACTCCGAACATTGCTTGGCTCGCCGCGTACTTCCTGCACTAAAGGCAGGATTGGCAGATATGGAAGCTAACCCAGAAAAATATAAAGCCCTGGATTCAGAAAACGGGTGGGGCACTTATGAGCACGCGCTTCCTTGGCTGCAAAAACTGGTTGAAGCATTTGAAGAAAACCCAGAAGCCAGTATTGAAGTTTCAAAGTAACCAGCCTAACCGCCACGGCAGAGGAAGTATGATTAACACTTTCATCATCGCAATGAAAAATCCAGACAGATTGAGGATTCTGGAAAACTGCATTCTGGAGATTCGCCAGATGGCAGCCAATGGCGATGTGCAGGTAAATCTATCGGACGTCATCAGAACGCTAGACCAGAACGCGAAACTCTGGCCGATGCTTACAGACATATCAAAACAAGTTCCGTGGACGTGGATGGATGGCGGTACGTGGCGGCATAGCCTGATGGACAAGGATGACTGGAAGTCTGTTCTGACTGCTGCCTATCGTAAAGAAACCCGCATGGCCCACGGCATAGAAGGCGGGATGGTCATGCTGGGTTCCAGTACTAGCAAGATGCTGAAAAATGACTTTAGCCATTTCATCGAGTTCATTTACGCCATCGGAAGCTTGAAGGGTGTCGTGTGGAGTGAGAAGGCAAAAGATCATTACGAGAAGTACAGGCCAAGACTGAAGGAGGCCGCATGAGCAAGACAACACCACTACGCAGGGAAGCAATAGACCGTGAGTGCCAGATTCGTTTGCCGGGCTGCGAAGGCGCTCCATGCTGCCTATGTCACTTCCGCATGTCGGGCATTAGCGGCATGGGCATGAAGTCGCCGGACTGGTTAGGCGCATGGGGATGCTCAAGCTGTCATGAAAAGGTGGACAGAACGCAACGCGGAAACATCGAAACACAGCTCGACTTTGCAAAGGCCGTATTTCGCACACAATTTATTTTAGTCAATGAGGGGAAGCTATGAGCTACAAACTATGCGGAAAGTGTCGTGAAGAAAAGAGCCTCGACCAATTTGCAGTTTATACGTCAAGGTCTGGAAAGACCTGCCCGTATTTTATCTGCAAGGCTTGCAAGAACGATTATCAGGCGTCACGCCGGAAGGTAGTAGCTACTCCGGCAAAGAAAAAGCCAGCGAACTATGTTTCCAAAGTGTGGCCGATTGCTGGTGATACACCGGCACGTGTTGCGGCTACGTTTCTCGATTCAGAGTTTAGCGTAGCAAAAGCGATACTCCGCGAAGATGGCCGGTATTTCATGGCATCGGCAAATGGCAAGTTGCCGGAACGCTTTGAACTGCTGGGCATATTTAACTGCAACATGCCTTACTGTGATTTGGTCAGGGAGTTGGCGGCATGATTTTAATCTCGCTTCCTTGGCCCGTTTCGATCAATCGCTACTTGCGCCGTGCCGGAAAGATCATGCACACGACCAATGAGGCTAAGGCATACCGGCGCGATGTTGGCTGGCTATGCAAGGGGCTTGACCCGTTTGGCAACAAGCGAATCGCTGTGCATATCTCGGCCTTTCCACCAGATAACCGCAAGCGTGACCTCGATAACGTGATGAAAGTTTTGCTCGATGCACTGATGCACTCGGGGCTATTTACCGATGACTCGCAGATTGACGACCTGCACATAGTCCGCAAGCAAGTCAGAAAAAACAATGGAACGGTCGTGGTGAAAATTACTGAAATTTAGGGGAATTGAATGGACTCTGTAGCGAAGTGTTACGAGGCACTGAGCGAATACTGCAAAGCTAAAGCGGTATTAGGAATAGACTCCGCAGAATTTGAGATAACGGAAATTAGGAAGATAGCCCGACAGGCGCAGGAACAGAAAGCAGCCGAGTTATTGCCGCTAGGTGCGCCGGTAGTCGCGGAACGCCAGCAATGCCACAGAAGCACGGCCTACAGGCGCAGCCTTCGATGGTTGCAGAAAGTCGCAAAATTACAAAAAAACGCGACAACTATGGAATAACTTGTTCATCCAGACAACACGGAGTCTGGATCATGGATAGCAAGTCAGTATTACGAATCGAGCCGAAAAGTTCAGGGTTTCTGGTAATCAAAGACGGCGGGTCTGCGGAGTTTGTATATGCGAGGGCCACTAAAGCCGAGGTCAAGGCAATCATTGACGAGACTTATCCAGACGAAGTGGATGAGCCAACAGTAGAACGCCTACTGCCGCCGCACATTCAAGCACTGCAAGACCACGCCCAAGCTTCTGATGAGGCGGTGTCGTGAGTGGGCCAAAGAGGCATTATGTGATTCCAGACGTTCAAGTCCGTCCCGGCGATGCAACCGATCACCTTGACTGGATAGCGCAAGACATTATCCGCCGGAAGCCTGATGTGATTGTCTGCATCGGTGACTTCTACGACTTGCCCAGCCTGTCGAAATACTCGCCAGCAGGAAGCCTAGAAAAAGAAAACTCCCGTGTGATTGATGACATTGATGCGGGCGATGCGGCTATGTCGAGACTGACATATCCAATCTGGCAGGAAATTAACCGGATTCGCGAGAATAAGAAAAAGGCTTGGAAGCCGCGCTTTGTGTTTACAGAGGGCAATCACGAATACAGGGCTTCAAGGTTCGCCAGCGAGGATGCACGGTTTCAGGGGCTTGTCGGTACGCATTTGTGTTCTGTCGAGTCTTACGGCTTCGAGCGCGTTCCATTTGAGCAGCCAATCGAGATTGACGGCGTGTGGTATTGCCACTACTGGAAAAACTCAAACAGCCCCAAACCCATCGGCGGCACGATTGACAACCGATTGAACAAGCTGGGCTTCTCATTCGTGCAGGGCCATGAGCAGGGCAAGCGATACGGCAATAGGCCGTTACCCAATGGCCGCACGATTCACGGCATTGTGGCCGGTTCCTGTTATCTAGGCGTTGAAGGCTATCGAGGCCCGCAAGGTTCAAACGAATGGCGCGGCACTGTCGTATTGCATGACGTGCGCAATGGTGGCGACTTCGAGCCGATGTTCTTGACGCTTCGCTATCTGTGCCAAGAGTACACGGGAGAAAACCTGCCGGACTACATGTGCAAGCGATACCCAGATCGGGATTGGAGTCACTTGGCATGAACGAAGACCGCGCACGACTGATTTTGAACACATGGCGAGGGATGATCCAAGAAGATGGCAGCCTTTACTCTAGTGGCGCGTATTTGGCATGGAATCTCGACGACAAAGAAGCGGCACTAGATGGCAGATTCACTCCCGAAGACTTGGAAGCCATTGCATTTTGGATGAGATTGAAAGGAGGTCAAGGATGACCAGCGAAGCAACATGCTATGACGTTCGAGGCCGAGACATTCGGCAGCTATACGCGGGGTTCTGTCGAATCACCTTGTCCGATGAGGCTATCTGGGCGCTGTCACTGGCTTCGTCTGTACTGCCAGAGAATCACATCGGGTTCGAACTATGGATTACTGACGTTGCAGGCGTTGACTGCCACGACGAGAAGATTCAAGGCTGGTGCAAGTCGCTGGGCAAGGCGGTCGCTGAATTGGCCCCGTTGCTTGGCAAGCGCCGCAGGGTATTGGTCGAGAGTTACCGGCCAGAGTGGGGCGATGTAGCGGCTATGGATGGCCTGCAACTGGCCATGATGGGCAAGGATAGCGTGAAGGGTATCGAGGCTAGGGCAAAGGAATTAGATTGCCGTCCGCAGGCTTACACGCGGATCAGGAATCTGGTGGCTGGCTCAGTAGTTTTGCAGATGCAACAATTTGAATCGCAGCTTGCATGGGCGGTTCGGATCCAAAGATACGGTTAGGCGGTATGACCCAAAAAAACCTGTGCTAACGTGATTTTATGAACTGAATGAATCCGGTTCCCCCGATAACGAGCAATAAGCCGTCGGGGTTATTTAGAGCGCCGGACAAGCCTCTTTGCAATGCTCAAATTGTCCGGTCACTAACCCGCCGAGAGGCGATAGCGCAGCTCTTTAGGATTGGGTGTTCCCGATCGGAGCCGCAAGAAAGCCTGCCAGCAGTTGCCCATCTGAAGCGGACGATGTGAACGTCACCGCGCTGGCGCTAGGGCATTTAGGGACACCCGGGGAGGCGGTCACACGCTGATAAGACCCTGTCGGGACGATGGTAACCCGGCAACCTGTACCAGATGTTGTACAACCGGCAACGATTGTTGCTTATCAGGAACACATTGGGGATTTATGGCGCTCAAGCTCGTGAAAGATGGCGAAATTGAAAGTGCGCCGGAGATCATCGAGACGCTTAGAGATGGCATTGCGGATGCTGAGGCTGGCGTACTGTTTAGCATCGCACTGTTGAAGATATACAACGACCCCGAGCGCGAACCTGAGTTGACAGTTTGCGGCAACGATTCGCTGATTACCTGCTCCACGGCTGAAGAAGTGGCCCGCATGTGCAAGCTGCAACTATTGGGGCTGATGTGACTACTGCTGCGTATAAAGACGGCACGATGGCGGCAGACACCCAGCTTACGGCGGGAACGATGATCTATCGAACCCAAAAGGTTTACCAGCTACCAGATGGCGCCTTGGTAAGTGCAACAGGGCAATGGTCAAGGTGCTATGCGGCGATTGACTGGCTCGTTAAGGGAAGAAAAGGTGAGGCCCCAAGCTTCAAAGACTGCCAACTACTGATCGTGAAGAAAGACGGATCGGTTTGGCTGGCTGACGACTACTTCCCTGAATACCCGATTCAAGACACTCAAGTTGCCATAGGCTGTGGCGCACAAGCGGCAATGGTAGCAATGGAATCTGGGGCAACTGCAATCGAGGCGGTTCAGCGAGTAGCCAAGCTGGATGCCAACACAAGCGGCCCCGTGCAATACCTCAGCATCAAAAAAAACAACAATAAGAAAGCAAAGGGTTAAGTGAATGGATTTTTCAGCCTTAATTGGGCCAATCATAACGATAGTTCTGGCGGCGGTCGGCGGCATTATCTGGCTAGTTAGGCTTGAAGGTCGAATTAACACTGAAAAGGAATTGAGGCTTGCATTAGAGCAGCGCCTTAATGGATTTGAGTCACGGATCAGCGATACGTTGTACCGGATCGAAGCAAAGCTGGAAACCAAGGTGAACCGCGAGGATTGGACGCATGGCTGATAAGTCGGGCAAGACAGGGCCAATCGCCCTAGTCGCCGCATTAGTCATCGCTGCAACGGCTCTATTCGTACAGCCGTGGGAAGAGCGCAGACATACGCCTTACTACGACATTGTTGGCGTTCTGACCGTTTGCGATGGTCACACCGGTAAGGATATTGAACAGAGAATTTACAGTGACGCTGAGTGTGATGCGTTCCTGAAGGCGGATTTAGCGATAGCTCACAAGGCTATCGAGCGTTGCATTACGGCTCCATTGAAGCCGCATGAAGAAGCTGCGCTGACCTCGGCGGCCTTCAACATTGGCCCTAGGGTCGTGTGCGGCTCTACGCTGCAAAAGAAAGCGAACTCGGGGCTTCCATTCTGCGCCGAATTAAAGAAGTGGGTCTATGCAGGCGGCAAGGTCATTCGTGGCCTTGTAAGACGCCGCGAGGCTGAATATCAAATGTGCATAGGTGCTTGATGACAACCTTGAGAGAAAAGGTTTCTGTTTACGAGGGTCTGCTGCACAAAATTAACATGGCCGCTGCTGTGACAATGAATCCAGAAAGAGTTGCCAGTCTAATTCAGGCTATATCTGATTGGAGCTATGCACACAGGGTTGGCAATGGGTCGCTTTCTGATAGGCAGCAAAAAGCTGCCATTAAAGAAGCTTTTGACAGGATTAAAACCGCATGATCTGGCTAACTATCCTAAATTGGGTGCGTAAAGTCCCATCTTGGGTATGGCTGGCACTTGCTATCGCAGGCTCAGTCTGGTTCTACGGACACCTTCGATACAACGCAGGCGAAGCAGAAGCCGAGGCGAAACTCAGTGCCTATAAAACGGAAGTTCAGAAAGCAGTCGCTATCAGACTTACTCAGAACAAGATCAAAGAAGCGGAAGATCGGAAGGTTTTCGCTGAGATTGCTGAACAGTACAAAAAGGACATTGCGGATGCAAAAGCTAAAGGAAATAGGATTGCTGCTGATTTGCGCGCTGGCAATATCAAGCTGCGCAAGCAGTGGCAAGGTTGCAGTGTCCCCGCCAAAGCAGCAGACGGTTCCAGCGGAATTGATGAAAACACCAGACTTCGAGCAAAGGATTCGGGCGATCTTGTTCGAGCCGGATCCGAAGCCGATAGCTGGATAAGGGCATTGCAAGACACGGTTAGGCAATTACAAGCTGAACCTGTGAAGTGAACGCCTTAATCGTCCTCCTCGGGGCTGCAAGCATGTTCCTCGTGTCCTGGGCGTTTCTGTGTCTGGTAACGATTCTTTGCTGGCGTCGAATTGACAGCAAGTATTTCGGGACGGTGTACTGATGAGTGAGCTAAGCATGGGCTGGAAGATATTCGCAGTGACGGCAAAGCTGGCAATCGTTATTGGGTTCCCTTTGCTGATTGTCTCGCCCTTGCTGTCATCATCTTGCAGCTTGCAGACCAAACAAGACTGCCAAGGCGCACAGAAGCGCGCAGACGACACTTTCAAGGTAATGGACGTATGCCAGCAGATGATTGGCTGCACCATCACTGTAGACGATCTACGCAAGGCACAAGAGCAGCTCAATCAGGCTGAGAGTTGTAAGTAACCAAAGGAACGAACATGGCATACAAGCCCGCAAAACCCGCACCAAAGAGTCCAGTCAAGAAACCATCCAAGATGCCGAAAAAGGATAAATGCTAATGACGTGTGCAGCTTATATCGCGTGGCAGATTTGGCTATTCACCTTGACGCATCCGAATCAGCCGATTGTGATGCCCAAGTGTCCGTATAACAGCTCGGTGAGTGCGAAGAAGTGATTAGTTTTGCCAAGTGCTTCACTGGCCGCCGCTGGATAAATATCGGCAAGGGCTTTTTGGCTATTGGCGTCAAAGGCTCATCTGTTCGCATCATGTGGCGCGGCAAGTTCGTGTACCCAAAAACGCCAGAGTGGATCAAAGCATGAGCGGCAAAGGCTCAGGCCGCAGACCGGCGCAGGTCGATGACCATGTGCTTAGCAATAACTGGGCTGGCTCGTTAGGCGGCAAGCCTTTTGAGGTAATTCAAGTGAAGGGCGATTACTCGATGTGGTGCAACGGCGTTGAGCATGAGTTCACCAAGGGCAAACCCGAGCATCCGCTCGATAGGACTATTTGTGATTGTGACCGATAACCCTGACCTGAAACAAAGGATTGCTGAGCATATTCAGATGATTGAGGACTGGAAGGCCCGCGAGATTGACCGCTGCCTAAATCCCCCTGCAATGAATACGTCAAGGGGTATGTCCGGCCTGTTCTACAACGGTATCGAAGTCCAAGCAGACAGCCAAGACAAGAAGGGCTTTCTGATTGAGATGAAAGACGGCAAATATGCAGTTACAAGCTATTAGGTTTGCTAGAGCAATCATCGCCACATTCAGTCAAGACGACATTACGCAGATCAAGCAAACACTAAGCCGCTGGGAAGATAGAAGCAACCCAAGGTGGGCAAGGCTGACTGTCTGGTGGATTGTCAGGGCAAGAGTCTCATGGTACGGCGCTATGCTTTATTACAGGCATTACCCAAACGGCAGCGTGTTTAAGTTTCTCAAGTCATTCGTTATTCGGTTACTGGATAAGCATCGGAGTCATTCTGACACGCCCTATTTCAAGCCCTGACCGATACGGCAGACAAGCCGAGCTTAAACGCATGGCAGTAGTCCGCATGCTCAAGTACTTAAAGCAGGGCGAGACATACGAAAGAGCCGATCAGCTAACCCAGAGGGATGGCTATCGGTACGCGGGCGACAAAGAAGCATTACTGAGTTACTACAACAAACAATCGGCCAACCATTAGGAGCCGAAACTGAAAGAAAATCAGAAATATCATGGCAAATGGTGGAAAACGACCAAACGCAGGCAGACCGAAAGGCTCGCCAAATAAGCTAAGCGGAACAGTCAAAGACAATGTTATCGCCGTGTTTGATGCGATTGGCGGCGTTTCGCACATGACGACTTGGGCAATGGATAACTCGACAGAGTTCTATCGCCTGTATTCAAAGCTGATGCCATTGCAATTAACTGGCGACCCAGAGAACCCGATTACCTTCCAGAAGATCGAGCGCGCCATTGTCCGTCCTAAGGATTGAAACGGCAGAAGTATTTGAACCATTGCTTGCTCCTTCCCCTTACAAGGGCGCATGGGGTGGCCGAGGTTCGGGCAAGTCTCACTTCTTTGCTGGAATGCTGATTGAGGATTGCTTAGCTGAGCCGGGCGAATCTGGTACGGGCTTACGATCAGTCTGTATCCGCGAAGTGCAAAAGGATTTAGCGCAGTCATCGAAGGCGCTGATTGAGTCAAAGATTCAACGGTTTGGATTGGGCGATAAAGACGGCTTCAAGATATTCCGCGATGTGATTCAAACGCCCGGCGATGGCCTGATGATATTCAAGGGCATGAATGACTATACGGCTGAGTCCGTGAAGTCGCTGGAAGGTTTCAAGCGGGCATGGTGGGAAGAGGCGCAGACGGCAACGGCACACTCCTTGAGTCTGTTACGTCCAACGATCATGAGGATCAATGGCGCACAGCTTTGGTTTAGCTGGAATGCAAGGCGCAAGACCGATCCCGTAGATGTAATGTTTCGTGGTGTTGAGAAACCTACCGGCGCTGTCGTTGTAAACGCTAACTGGAGAGACAATCCATTCCGTGATGCTCAGCTAGATCAGGAACGCCTTGACTGCTTACGTATGCAGCCAGATCAGTATGACCATATCTGGGGCGGTGGCTATATCTCCATGCAGGCTGGCGCTTACTGGGCCAGATGCTTGTCAGAGGCCAAGGAACAGAATCGCATAGGCAAGGTAGGCCGCGACCCTTTGATGACGCTCAGGGCGTATTGGGATATCGGCGGCACCGGCGCCAAAGCGGATGCTTGTGCTATTTGGATATGCCAGTTCATCGGTAAAGAGATTCGCGTTCTCGATTACTACGAGGCAGTGGGCCAGCCGCTGTCCGAGCATATCGGATGGCTGCGAGCCAATGGCTACGAAAAGGCCATGATGGTTCTGCCGCATGACGGCGCAACACATGACAAGGTATACCGCGTTAGCTACGAGAGCGCACTGAGACAGGCTGAGTTCAACGTTCGCGTGATCCCCAACATGGGGGCAGGCGCAGCGAATACCCGCATTGAGACCGTTCGGCGTGTCATGCCTAGCGTGTGGTTCGATGCAGATAAAACAGAGTCAGGGCGCGATGCGCTTGGCTGGTATCACGAAAAGAGAGACGAGGCCCGAGGCATTGGCCTTGGCCCAGATCACGACTGGTCAAGCCACGGCGCTGATGCGTTCGGGCTGATGGCCGTCGATTACATGACCGTTAGCAATACGCAGCAGAACGCAGCAATTCGCCACCCCATCCTAAGAAGATAAATGAAAAAACAAAAGTTAAGCACAGACGATTTGCAATCAGTCTGTCGGGCGATGCTGCGTGACAGTTTGGGCGGCCCTGGTACTGAAATCTCCATTCTGCGTGAACGCAACATGGAGTATTACAACGCCACGCCTACGGGTGACTTGGCCCCGCCTGACATTCTGAACCGTTCCCGCTTTGTTGCTACCGATGTAGCGGACACGATTGAAGGCATGTTGCCGCAGTTGATGAAGATATTTATTGCGGGTGAAAACGCTGTCGAGTTCGAGGCGCGTAATCCGCAGACCGAAGATCAGGCCAAGATGGCAACGGCCTATATCAATTACCTGTTTTATGTCCGTAACGATGGCGTGGGCATTGTCTACGACTGGTTCAAAGACGCATTGCTGCTGAAAAACTCGTTTGTGAAGGTGTGGTGTGAAGAGGATCCCGAGGACTCCAAACAGACCTTTGAAGGCGTCACTCCTGAGCAGCTTGTTCTATTGCAACAAGAGGGCTGGCAGCTTGACGGACAGCCTGAGCAAGACGAGCAGGGCTTGATTAACTTCACTGTCGTCAAGAATGACAAGAAGAAGTGCATCAAGGTTCAAGTGTGCCCGCCTCATGAGATGCGGATCGACTCGAACGCTCGCTATGGCGACGAACCCGCAGGCATTGCGCATGTGTTCTACAAGCGCAGGTTTGAGCTTGAGGAAGAAGGCTATGACCTGACTAACATCGGTCACGGCTCGATGCGTCAAGCCTCCGACAATGAGCGTCTTGCCTTACTGGGTGAGATGACAGACGACACAAGCGCGGACATTCACGACAGTCATTCGCTGTTTGAGTGCCAAGAGGTCTATATCAAGCTCGATGCTGACGGCGATGGCGTAGCCGAGTGGCTTAAGTGCTTCATGATCGAAGAAACGTTGCAGGATAAAGACGTTGAACAGGTGGACTCGCACCCATTCGTGTGGATATCGCCTATCCCGCGTCCTCATGCGTTCTTTGGTGATTGCCCTGCTGACTTTGCTATCGGCCCGCAGAAACTCAGCACTGACACGATCCGCGCCATTGATGACAACTTGATGCTGACGGTTAATCAGCGCACGTATGTTAATCGCGAGGCCAACGTCAATGTAAACGCCATTCTGGACAATGTGCCTGGTGGGGTAGTCGATGGCGATGGCCCAATGGAGCGAGCAATCAATCCGATTGTGCAGCCATCACTCTCTGGCCCCGCCTATCAGTTCAAGGAGTGGATTGATACGTGGCGCGAGAACCGCACGGGCTTCACGAAATACAGCCAAGGCACTGATTCCAACGCACTGAACAAGACGGCAACCGGCGTTAGCATCATCACGCAGAAATCTGACCTACGCATGGAGCTGATTGCCCGCTTCTTTGCAGTCGGCATGCAAAAGCTATTTGGACGCATGTTGAAACTGGCAGTTCAGCATCAGAAAGCTGCCGAGATGGTAAAGATTAACGGTGAATGGGCGCAGATTAACCCGAGCGAATGGCGCGATCAGTTTGGATGCTCGATCAAGGTAGGTCTGGGCACTGGCTCCAAAGAGCAATTAGCCGCTCGCGTGATGGGCTTGGCCGATATGCAGATGAAAGCTCAGGCGATGGGCTTGGTCGAACCTAAGCACTTCGCGGAAACCCTGCGCTTGTACGTAGAGGCTAATGAGTTCAAGAATCCGGATCGCTTCTTTACCGATCAGCCCTCTGGCGTTCCCTCCACGCCTGACCAGTTCAAGCAATTCAAAGATGCAATGGATCAGCAAACCCAGCAGTTACAGGGCGAGCTGCAACGTTTGGCACAAGAGAACGAAGCACTCAAGAAAGCAGCAGACGATAAGTCGCAAGAGTTTGGCCTGAAAGAGAAAGAGCTTGCTATCAAAGAAAACGAATCGTTTGCCAAGCTAAATCCGAGCATGGCTGAGCCTGCACCGATGCCTCCTGAGTTGGCTGCAATCACTGAGTTCGTGGCCCAGCAAACACAAGCACTGTCCGGCATGGTCGAAATGATTGCTGTCATGCAATCACGCGCTCACTTGCCACGCAACAAGACGATTTCCATCGCCCTGCCTAGTGGCGGCACTGCCTTTGCAGAGATCAATGAATCGCAAGAAGAGCCGATGGAATCCGGTCAACAAGAATCCGAACAAAATTACGAAGGGATGAGTTAAATGCAGAATTACAGCCTCACTTTATTGAACAATGCCTCCGCAACTAGCGCAGGATTTGGCTGGGCCGGTGGCAAAGGTGTATTTGCCGTCAAAGCGACAGGCTACGGGACGGTAGCGCTGCAATATCAGCTCCCTGATGGCGTTACATGGGTGACACCTACGGACGGCTCTCTGTCTGCCGATGGCGGCGTCGTGTTTGAGCTTGGCCCGTGCAACATCCGCGCAGCAGTTACGACTGCAACAGCCGTCTATGCCTCCGTCACGCGGATTCCGGAATAACTGATGCCCGGCTCTCCGATCAGGCCAATATGTCGGCCAATTTGCAGGCCGATTGTCCGCAGCATTAATTCTTTAGTAGGCCAGTCCGCCTCCCTCCCCGCTGGCTCGCTGCTTGGTGCGTGGTATGCCCGTGATTATCAGTCATCGCCAAGGAAGTTAATTCCAAATCGCGCTAGTGCTGTCGCAGTTGAAGCCAATCTTCTGTCATATCCGCGCCGCTTGTTCAATAACGCTTTGTTGTATTTCAAAAGCGGCGCAACGATTACCGATGCAACGGTGACGTTTACGCCTGACGGGACAACCGATGCGTCTACATTTGTTACTGCTGGTGCTGGCTATATTCAAGTTGAGCCTGTCGGTGGCATTACCTTTCCAGCCGGACAATACACATTGGCGATATGGGTGCGCTCCGCTTCTGGCGCAGATCAAGATTTCCGCATGGCTTTTGATTTTGGTACGCATGTTGCGACCAAAACAGCGACAACAACATGGCAGCGATTCACCCATACAGTGACGTTAACCGCAGCGAGTCACACGATTCAGCCGGTATGGACGACCGCTGCCGCTACTGCTCTCAATCTTGAAATTTGCGATTGCAAACTGTATGCAGGGGCAGCCGCTGGCACTGAGTATGCACTTGCTGGCCATATGTACCTAGGCCAAAACCACTACGACACAAAGCCGACTGTTACTGCTGGTGAGCTGGATTTGACGACAGGCGGATATGGTGTTGTGCAATTAGCTGCCAACGCTACGTTTGCTGGCGGCACGTATATGTGCATTGCAAACAAGACTGTTGTCGGTAGCAACTATCAAAGCTTTTTTTCGAGAATCACCACTTACGCCACGCTATCCGCTCTGTTCGATGAAGTTGATGGGCCTACGTACTATCACAACGGTTCAAACCGTTCCACGCAAGGCGGTGGTCTGTGGGATTTCAAAGACCTCGGCTATCACTTTTTCTGCATAAATTTTACCGGCACGCGGCTCGATTTTATTGTTGACGACATGGTGGTATATAGCCGCGCCGTTACGGTCGGGTCAGTGACAGGGCGTGATTTTTGGGTGGGCATTTTAAACAGCCTAACCCTTACATGCGGTCATAAGCTTAGTTGCGAAGCAATTTACAACGCATCGCTATCCAGTCAGGACATTGCCACGGCACGCGCTGTTTTGATGGCGGAGGCTACTGCTTCTGGCATTACCGTCACTCCTTGGACTCGCATGTATATCCCCGAAGGCCACAGTATTGCGGCCACGGTCGGCGGGTACACGTACCAATATGGGCCTGTGTCATCGCCCAAGATATTCGGGCAAAACAATGCTGTCGGCGGGTCAACGCTTGCTTCTATGACGGCCCGTCTACCGGCCTTGATTGCATCACTGCCAGCAGATATGACAGGTCGCACGGTCATTATGACTGTCGATATCGGCACGAATGACCTCTATAACTACCCCGGCGCATCAGATGCAATCGCCGTTGCTGCTTATGTCACAGCTCTGACAACTTACCTTACTACGGCGCAAGCTGCTGGTATTACGACAGTCGGCATGCCGGTTCTGCCACGCTCTGACGGGTCGCTTACTGCGCCACAGATCGCAACGCATAACACACGCCGAGCATTATTCCTGACGGCACAACTTGCGCTAGTCGGCACTGCCTACGATTACTTCATTGATTGGTCAGCAAACGCAACGATGTGGCCAGACGCCGCGTCTGATGACCTCTCGCTTTATCCAGACAAAATCCATCCGTCCAACGGTGTTGGGCATGTGAGCCTGTTGACTCAAGTAACACCAGTTCTCAACTCCATCCCCTA